ACCACCAAAACTGTATGAGGTAACATTACGTTCAGGCACTATGCATTTGCTAGCGCCCGATTCTGAGTCAGCCGCGTGGATGGCTCTAGAATTGTCCCGTGAACGCAACGATGAACTAGTAAACGTGAGACAAGCTGATGAGTGGTAAGCCTTACTTTCCTAATAACTGGCAAGAATACAAGGACGCACCCGACGAACTGTTTCAACCTCACACCTTTGAAGAGATCATGTCATGGAAGGTAGCAGGCTGGGAGCTGCCATCCTCTGTCTGCTGCATTATCCGTGCTGAGAACAAAGGCAAGGTAAAAGAGTTTGTCTATCAAAAACAACACGCCGCCGAAGCTAAAGTTAAGAGTCTGATGGCTGATGGTGCACAGTTCACCGTCTGCACTGACGAAGCAATTCATTTTATTTCACCCGATTCCACTGATGTCATTGATTACGATTGAACAGTATTACGAGCTGGCAGAGGATTATCCCGAGCTAGCTCAATGCATCCACATTCACGACGACGAGGAGGAACTTATTGCCGACACCTGCGGAGATTGATAAGCAAATACAATTAGAACGTGATGCTATATCACAAGGTCTAAAACGGCTCCGCAAGAATACCCAAGACTTAGAACAAAAGTCTTATGCATCCGCCACAGTGTACGGTGCTGCATCTATCGACACGCTTCTACCTCTTGTAGTTGCACGTATTGAATCCACCACCACACGTCTAACTAAAGGCAACGCAGGTATTGCGTTCAGAGAGATACAACAGTATCTTGCTGATGTTGAGCCACTTGCTGCTGCAGCTATTGCTGTTAAAATCACCTTTGATAAAGTATTCTCTGTCAAAGACAGTAGTGATCATGTAACAAAGGTGTGTGAAGCTATTGGTTTAGCTGTCGAACATGAGTGTCAGATGCGCTACTACGAAAAAGCAGCACCTGCATTACTTCGATACCTCAAAAAGAAATACTGGCACAAAGCCAGTGGCACTGCACAAAAACTAACCTCTGTCCAAACACTTTTCAATCGACGTGGAATCCAACCTTGGAAATCGTGGGGCAGCTCTAATCGCGTTAAGCTTGGAGGTTGGTTGCTCGACTGTATTATGCAGAGTAGCGGCTGGTTCGAGACAGAGATACACCTGCAAGGGCGAAAACGTATCCGCTATGTTAAACCAACTCCAGAATTCCTTGAGATCAAGGACGCAGTAATGCGTGACGCTGAGCTGTTCAGTCCACTCGCATGGCCAATGCTAATTGAACCTAACGACTGGTCAAATGACCGTTGTGGTGGTTACATTCTAAATGAGGTAATGCGTGGTCACGACATGGTTCGGCGCGGTAACCCCTTATCTATACAGGGAGAAAAACCACTGGAGTTTCTCAACAAAATCCAGAAGGTTGCTTACCGATTAAACCCCTTTACTTTGTGGGTAGCGGAAGAGCTAGATAGATTGGAACGAGCTGTTGGTAAGTTTCTCCCTATCATCCATCACGATCTACCTCCTAAACCTGCTGACATTGAGGAGAACAAAGAGTCTCGTCAAGCATATAAGCGGGCAGCTACGGAGGTGTATAACCTTCAGAACCAAGAGTTCAGGAAGTCGTGTAGGACTCGCATGACGTTAGAAGCGGCGGCAAGATTTAAGGATGTGGAGAAGTTCTACATTCCTTGGTCGTTTGACTACCGTGGTCGTGCTTACCCAATCCCTGCTTTCCTCACCCCACAAGATACAGACTTTGGAAAAAGTTTGTTGATGTTTGGTGAGCCTGCTGCAGTTGATTGTCGTGCTGAGTATTGGCTTGCATTCCAAGTTGCTACAACATTTGGTCTAGACAAAGCTACTCTCGATGAGAGGCAGTCTTGGGTCAAAGAAAATAGCCATCTCATTGCTCGTGTCGCTTGTGATCCTATCCAACACATTCATGATTGGGAAGAGGTCAGTGAGCCTTGGCAATTTCTAGCAGCGTGTGAAGAGTACTATTATTGTGTACTCAAACGTACAAGAACCTGCACAACTCTACCTGTAGCCACTGACGCTACATGTAGTGGTCTACAAATACTAGCAGGTCTTGCACGTGATAAAAACACTGCTAAACTTGTCAATGTTGTACCGAGTGATGAACCTCAGGATGCATACAGGGTTGTAGCTGAGGCTGCAATACCTGATTGTCCGAAGGACGTTAGACCTTACATGGACAGAAAAACGGTTAAGCGCGTAGTGATGACCGTTCCCTATAATGCCAAACCTTTCTCTAACCGTGGTTATATCAAGGACGCACTGAAAGAGAAGGGTGTAGTTATAGATAAAGACGATCTAACTAAGACTGTGGTCGCAGTTAGACGCGCCATGGACACTGTTGTCCCTGGTCCTATGGCAGTTATGTCATGGATTGAGCAAGAGGTCGCCAATGCTATTGACAGAGGCGAAACAAAACTTACATGGGTAACACCATCAGGTTTTGTTGTTGACCAAAAGCTCATGAAGAAGGAGACAGTCCAAGTTGAGCTACAGTTGCTCGGTCGTTGTCAGATCACAGTCGCTACAGACGACTCTGACAAGGTAGACAAGCAGCACCACAAGAACGCAACAGCGCCTAATCTAATCCACTCTCTTGACGCTAGTTTGCTTCACTTCAGTGCCTTGTCTTTCGATGCTCCCATCGCACTAATCCACGATTCTGTATTGTGTCGTGCGTCGGACATGGATCACCTAAGCAGGATTGTCCGACACACCTACATGCACCTATTCGCGGAGCATGATTACTTGCTAGACTTTGCGCAACAGATAGGCGCAGAGACTGACCCACCGATCATCGGAGATCTGGAACCAGAGTCCGTGATTGAATCCAACTACTTTTTTTGTTAATGACCCGCACCATCCACAAAACTGAACAGCCTGTTGTCCTTGAGGGATACCAAGCTGTGCTGAAGCCGAGCAAGTTCGGCTATTCCCTGTCTGCTCTTGTCGATGCTGATCTCGTCGAACAACTCGAAGAGGATCGCACCGAGTCTCTCAAGTGGGCAGAGACCAAACTGAAGAACCCGAAGCGTAGCACCCTGAAACCCGAGCCTTGGGAAGAGGTGGCTGAGGGTCAATACAAGATCAAGTTCTCATGGAATGAAGAAACCAAGCCTCCCGTTGTCGATACTGAGGGCACTCACATCACCGATGAGTCTATTCCTATGTACTCTGGCAGTCGTGTGAAGCTCGCCTTCTACCAAAAGCCCTACATTCTGCGTGATGGTGTCACCTATGGCACGTCTCTCAAGCTTGTGGGCGTGCAACTTGTGGCACTGAACAACTCTGCTGCTGTTGACACTGGCGACATGGCTGCTGAAGACGTGGCTGCACTGTTCGGCACTACTGCTGGTTTCAAAGCCTCTGAGCCCAACGTGACCACCACTGACACCCCTGACGACGACTTCTGATGATCACCTTTGATTGCACTAAGAACGAAACCCTCGGATTGTACGAAGGCACCCTCACTGTCTCTCTGCCTGAGATCAGCGTCACCCGCTATAAGGCGGATCGCAACGACTTCAAGTATGAGATGCGTCGTGCGGTATCGGAGATTGTCGAAGAGATCATCGAGAAGAACCTAGACGACTAATGTACAGATCAGGCTTAGAGAGCAAGGTCGCTGATCTTCTCTCTAGCTTGAAAGTCAAGTATGAATACGAAGACCGCAGAGTTCCTTATCAACTGCAATGCAATTATCTACCCGACTTCCATTTGATCAATGGTGTCTTTCTCGAAGTGAAAGGACGCCTGACGAGCGAAGACCGAAGGAAGATGAAAGCAGTGAAGAGCTGCAATCCCGAGTTAGACATTCGCTTCGTCTTTCAAGCACCTTATAACAAGATCTACAAAGGATCTAAAACCACCTATGCGAAGTGGGCTGAAAAGCACGGCTTCCCCTGGTGTTCATATCAGACTATTCCTATTGACTGGCTCACATGAGCGAGAGCGAATTTCTAAGACATGAGCCGTGCTTGAGCTGTGGATCATCGGATGCCAATTCAGTGTACTCTGATGGTCACAGCTTTTGTTTCTCATGCAATACCTACACACCTGGAGAAGATGCTGTTGAACACATTCATAAAATGACCACATCAGTTACGATGCGCGGATCACCCGAACGGCTGCATAAACGTCGCATCTCAGAAAAAGTTTGCAAGCAGTACCACATCCACAAGGACGGCATGGTATTGCGCTTCTATTACTTCAGTGAGTCTGGTGTACTAGAGGGATGCAAAAGCAAAACAAAAGACAAACTATTCACCTACGAAGGCAATGTCCCTGGTACCCTCTTTGGACAACACCTCTTTCCTGCCACTGGAAAACGAGTCGTTATCACCGAAGGCGAACTTGACGCCGCTAGTTGTCAAGAAGCTATGCCGGGGTGGCCGATGGTATCGCTACCTAGCGGTGCCGCTTCGGCAAAGAAGTCGATTCAACGGGCTATCCCATGGCTCCAGGGTTATCAGGAGATTGTCCTGTTCTTCGACAATGACGCTCCTGGCCGTAAAGCGGCGGAGGAGGCAGCAAGCGTTTTACCACCCGGAAAGGTAAAAATTGCTTCATTAAAAGATGACTACAAGGACGCGTCTGATGCGCTTAGCGCTAATGATCCTGATGCGATCCGTCGTGCTATTTGGGACGCGCGTGACTATCGACCTGACGGTATTGTTGATGGCAAGTCTCTTCTAGAACTTGTAACTACACCTACACCTCCTGCCGATCATGACTATCCGTTTCAAGGAATACAAGACAAACTGCACGGGATCCGATATGGCGAGCTTGTCACGATTACTGCAGGATCTGGTATCGGAAAATCCTCGTTCTGTCGTGAACTTGCAACTCACCTTCTTAACAAAGGAGAACGGGTTGGATACTTGGCTCTTGA